TTGCATTTGAGGCATTTGATACTGTTGTTGCGGCCTTTGATACTGCTGTTGCGGCATCATACGCTGCATTTGTGGTCGCTGGTATCCACCACCACCATATGGGCTTCTGTTCTGACCACCCATCATAGAAAACATCTGCATCATTTGCTGCATAAACTGCATCATTTGTTGCATACCCTGCTGGCCTTGTTGGCCACCAAATTGATTCTGCTGGTTAAACATACCACCACGCTGTTGTGGTTGATTGAACATACCGCCGCGTTGTTGTGGTTGGTTAAACATACCACCACGTTGTTGTGGGGGTTGTATGCTGGGGCTGCCAAATTGCCCACCAGAAGGCCCAGAAACACCAATAAGGTTACCAGTGTTACCTCCACGAATGGTTTGCTCATGCCGCAGATTCGCTGCAGCAACACGTTTTGCTCTAGCTCTTTCGGCGTTAGGGTCTAAAAATGTTTGCATGCCGCCCAAGGAATCAACTTCAGCTTGCGTAACTTGTTTGCCAGTCAATTTGTCGGTAAACATTTCAGGAGGCTCTGGTGTTCCAGGGGGTCTAACCATTGAGTTTCTCAACTGTCCTGTAAACCTCATCTGGTCGGCTGTAATAGTTCCTGGTTGAAATGTTTGCAAAGGTGTAGAGGGGCTATCAAAACTTTCTATCCCAAAACCACCCATAGGCATTTGATCATCTCTTCTGGAAGGACGCTGAATTCCTCCGTACTGCCCCATACTTTGACCGCCTGTAAACACTAGAAGATTCCGCTGAACTTCTTGCCGCGCAGAGCCGCTCCGCCACCACGCATCTCACCAGCACCATAAGGAGCAGACTTAGTAGGAGTAGCTATGGTTTCAGCCTTAGAATAATTAACAGTCCCCTGATCCTTTATAGATACCTTGCTATCCGTAACCTTGGGCTGTGGGAAACTTGTTTGTCGCTTGATCATGACTTCTTACCTTTGGATGCTGGTTTTTTAGTTTTTGCAGTTTTTGCAGTTTTTGGCTTTTCAGGAGCGGGGGTAGTTTCTTCAACAACCTCTGGCGCGACCTCTAGCGTTACTTCTTCAACCTCTTCAACCAAAGGCTTAAGTGTTGCTGTAGGTTCTTGAAGTGGCAGGAACCCATGCTTGTCTGCTTCAAACTGCTTGTTCTGCGCCTTATGTGTCGCAGCCATCTTTTGTCTTACTGAACTCATAAATATTTCTCCTAATTGTTAAAGAAGTTTTTGGCCATGTTCTCTGCCGTCTTTGCCATCTGAGCAGAACGCTGTAAATCAATGCGCTCTTTGGCAACGTCATCCTTCATGTTGGCAGTTTGTTCTTGAAGGTTCAGGCGATCTTGACCCAATTCAACATTATTATCAATCCTATCACCCTCTAGCTTGATGCGTTGCTGGGCTTCTTGAGCCTTGCGGTCAATGTCCTTGTCCTTAATATCAAGTTCTTCTCTGCGAAGCGCGACCAAAGGATCTTCTTCCTGACCAACCTGCAGATCTGACTCAACCTTCTGAAGCAGTTCAACAGTCTTTTGAGCAACCTTGTCTTCCATAATGGTCTGCATCTGCTGCTGCATCTGCTGCATTTGTTGTTGCACTTGTTGTTGCATCATTGGGTCCATCTGAGCTTGTTGTTGCATCTGCTGAATCTGTTGCTGCATTTGCATTATCTCAGGATCTTGTTGCGCCATCTCACGGGCACTAAAATCAATGTGCTGGTAGATGTGGGCTTGAATCACACCCGCAGCCTGCATTTGACCTTCAGGCACTTTTTGAATGACTGGAAGTTTAAATAACAAAATATGAGCCTTCATGTGTGCATCATGATCTTGGTCAGGAAAAGCAGTTGCAGGCTGTCCTTTTAAGAAGCCAGAGTTCTCCATAGCAGGAGAGATCGGCTGTGGCTGCGGAGGAGGCGGTAGAAGCTGCTCAATCTGCTGGACACCCATTGCCTCATACATGCGGCGATACGCCTCATAAGTACCTTGAGGGCCATGTATTTCAGGGTTTGTCTGTACCATCTGCATCATCTCTTGAGCAAGCATAACGCGCTGGCTCATAGAGAATATATTGGGATCAGATACAGGAATGATGTCTATGCGATCATCAAAGTCCTGCGCCATCAACTGCTGTTGACCGCTGGCAATCATGTACGGGTAAGATTTTAAAGGAGAGTCCTTAATGACCCGTGCAAGTAAATTGAATTCAACGCGCTGACTGTAGTGCATGCGCTTATGAATCGCGCTCATAACACGGCTACCCTTCTCTAGAAGAGCAATCGTGGTGCCTACAGGCGCTTGTTGATTACCATCACCAACCTGCATATCACCAACAGATGCAAACCTACGGCCTGCCTCTACCAACATACCTAGCAACTGCAGCAAGGTTTGGCTTGGCTCTTTAAACGGTAACGGCATAAGCGCATCACGAAGTGATCCACCAGGCGCATCCATATCCCTAAACTCACCAGGCTGAAGCGGTATATCGTTGTCACGAATCCGTATGCCTCTAGCCTTAAATCCTGCAGGCAAGTTAGCCAGCGTACCTGCATCGATTAACTGACGCAGAATAGAAGTAGATGCCTGAGACAATCCACCAATCATATGGGTCAAACCAAAGCCGTAGAACCCAACACCTGGCAAGAACTTGTAATGCACAAAGTAATCTATGCGCTTACGCATCATATCGGCTTGTACATAGTTCCTACGAATAGAAAGAATAGTAGATTGCTTAGGTGACAGAGTGACGATGTACGGCAACTTAATGCCAGTCTCTTCGCCCATCTGGTCAACATCCTCATACCCTGGGATGTCTAGTTCAACGTGTACCTCAAGCAGTTCACACTCATAGTCATTTGAACTACCAGAAGGCTTAACGCCTTGTAACTCATCGATCTCTTCATCAATCTGATCAGTATCAGAATAGTCGTTGCCTGAGTCAGACATGCTGGTCTTTTTATAAAACCCAGCCTGCTGGAGCTTGCGAACTTGATTCATCGACATGTCAATCACATGCGTGATACGCACAGCATCATCCAAGCTTGTTGTGCCATAAGGCACAATTAACTTCTCAGATGGAATGAAGCGCGATACAGGACGGCCAAGTGACTGGTCAAAGTGGACCTTACGGAACGCACTACCAGACAAGGGTAAATAAAACAGCAGTTGGTCAGTCTCAGGATCGTATTCTTTCATCTCCTGAGTGATCATGTAGTTCATGTACTCTTGCACACGAGCAGCCTGCAGATCAGTCTGGGGTGTGCCCATACCAATAACATTGGTCTTTACAGGCCCACCAGCAGGTAACATCTCTTTGTAAGCTTGAGCTTGAAACTGTGTGACAGACTCAGCAAGAAGGGGGTGAATAACGCCAGACGCACCGTCAAAAGGTTCTGTACGATTCTCAAACTTCATGCCAAGAAACTTAAGACCCTCAGTGTACTGGTCCATCCACTCTTTGCGTGAGGACTTATCATCATCGATGTCGCCCATCAGGTCAGAGTAAATACGACCTAAATCTGTTTTATCTAGTTCTTCAGCAAGGTTTGCAGTAAACGGTAGCGGGATGTCTTCATCAAGATCATCTTCGCCAAAGACCATAGTGCCGTCTTCCAAGATAGACTCATCACCATCCTCTATGCCATCAAACATCAGTTCATCTTCAGACTCATCTGATATAAGGATTTCTTTTGAGTTGTCTTCAATATCCAACTCATCAATGTCTATCTCATCTACGCCACGTTCAATTGCCATAACTTACTCTTCTGCGTACAGATTATTAAATATTCGATTAACATCCAGAGTGTAATCTAAATCAGACTTGCTGTAGTGAATATGCTGAGATGGTCTAAAGTCAGGCGCGCCCTCTCCCGTTTCAAACCAAGCTGGATGTGTAACCCTTACCCTGTTATTTGGCAAAGCTACTATATTTCCTGTCCACTCGCCAGCATCAAGTAACTCCATAACATGCGACTGCTTGTGCTGTGCAGGATCATCCGCAATCTCATTGTCGGTGTAGTCTACCGTAAACATATATTTTGCAGGATAGAGGTTACCATCAATCTTCGCCAGCCAAGGACATGGCGTTGCTCGATCTAGAACGTAAACTGAGTGAGTGCGAGAAGAACAATCCCAAGGCTGGGCATCATGTACAGCCATAGGTTCTGGCCATTCTTGAAACGGAGTGTCGGCAACAAGAGCCGTGATAGGCATTCGCGCCCACATTGCACCACCGTGGATATTTGGTTCGTTCTCATCGTCATCCGATTCGCACCCAGTGAAGATAACTTGAAAACTCAGACACCTGGTAGGCATTGTAGTAACAGCAATGACCATGGCGTGTAGAAACTCACCATGATATCGCTCGTGATTAACTGTGTATTCCCTTCTTATCCAACACTTGAAGTGCGGGATGTTGCTTTGAAGGTAAGGCATTTTATTTTATCCCCACTTAGATTCCCATTTAGTTTGTGACTTCTTTTTTAAAGAAGCTTTTTTTCTGATTGTAGAAGTATTTGCTGTTGCAGAAATTACTTTTACTTCGCCGCCAGAACTATAACCCATCCAGTTCCTTAAAGATTTTAAAGTTGGGTTCTTAAAAGTTTTTTGAGAAAAGCTTGATTTACCGCTAGGC